AAATTAAGTTTACCGGTCATAACAAAATCAGTAAGAGTTGATTTGAGCTTTCCAAAGGTTGACTTACCAATTTCCTCTATTTGTTTAAAACCAGACTTTTGACTATCAATAGCTCCTTTGAATCCTTGACTGAAACTATTATAAGCCTTTTCTAACATTCCAACTTCTTCTATTTGTTTTGCTATGTTATTTTCCTCTTCAGCAATCGATGTGTCCTTGTTTTTTGATTTGTTTGCTTCCATTATTTTGTTGATTACTTCGAGTTGTTTAATTAAAGCTTCTGTCAAACCACCCGCTTTGATTGAGTCAGCATCAAGTGTCACACCAAGACCTTTAAAAACAATTTGTCCGTTTTCACCTAATTTATCAATTTCTTCTAATGTTTCTCCAAAAGGTTTCTTTAATTTCTCTGCTGATTCTCTTAAAGCTTTAATTTGATCATCAACTTTTTTTATTTGCTCTTCACTTCTAAAAAGAGTGAAACTGTTTAATTTTTCTTGGATTGTTGCTATTCCATCTATGAGGCTTCCAAGCATTCCTCTGACCTCATCTATGACTCCGGCTATTAAGGCAACTAAAAGTTTCCCCCTTGTTCCCAACAATAAGAATCCTATAACACCAATGGTGTCCAGAGGCGGTGGTAATGCTCTAACAAAATTTACCAGGTTAGCAATTGAAGCACCTATGAAATCAAAGACGGGTTTAAATTTGTCAATAATCTGGGTTGCAAACAATAAAGTTTTTACAGTAGTTGCGACGATTGCCTCTCCTATCTTTTCCGCTGACTTTTCAATTCCACCAAAGTTTTTTTCTAATTCTTTTTCAATTAGCATTGCTGATGCTTTTAGAAAATCAAATGGAGCTGAATCCATAACCGCCATTTTAAACAAGTTAAATTTATCACCGATCATGGATAATGTTCCATCAAAGGTTTTAGCCATAACTGCACTTGCACCTACAACTGATAAAGTTCCCTCATCAAATGCTTTCATAATATGATTTCTGGATTGCTCTGCACTTATGGCAACTCCCGCCTCAAAACCTAATAAGGCTCGAACACCTCTTTCTCTAAATAAATCAGCGGAGTTTATACCTCCAGCAAATGTTCTTTGAATTTGCTCTGCGGTAGTTTGGAAATCCAAACCAGAGGCACTTGCAATATCTCCAGTGATTTTAAGAAGTTTATTAAGCTCATCAGCGTCTTTGGAAACAACTGCAAGGTTTGCCGATCCTCTTTGTATTTCCTCTAAACTAAACGGAACTTGACTTGCAAACTTTATGAGACCCTTAAATGCTTTTTCACCTTCGTTTGCTTCATCAAAAAGAAATTTAAATCTAACTCTGAGTCTTTCGACCTCTCGACCAGTATCAACAAAGCTTTTGACAACTAACCCAGCACCTAAACCAACTAAAGCATTTCTTAAATTGAAAACTGAGTTTTTTAATCTTTCGACACCCATCGTGGCTGACTTCATAGCCTGTCTGGTTTTGTCTTTGGCTATAATATCTATGTTAACTTGTTTTGTTGCCACTATCTTGCCTTTGCTAGTCTTTCCTGTCTTTCTCGTTCTTCATGTTGAATTTGATAATATGCTATCCACATGTTGAACTCCTCAACAGACATTTGCAATATTTCAGAAACTGATTTATGTAGTTTTTCCGCTAAACCATAAATGTTAAATAATTCAACATCACTTCTTAGTTTTTTTTATTGTCTTCTAAATCTGTGTTTCCTGTTCCCATAATCTTTGTTGCAACGTCTGCAATAACGTTTGTGTCAGCTTTGGTTTTGAAAGCTAATGTGTGACTTGCATTAAACATTTTGTCACCATCTTTTGTTAATGCTTTTTCAATAATAACATCAATGAGAACAATCAAATCGGTGTTTGATGCTCCTTTGAATATCTTTTGTTTTTCAAGCATGTTAAATGGTTTACAATAAATAGCTTTATCGCCAGTCAATCCCCACTCGGGTACTTCTATTATTTGTGTGTCAAGCTGACTGAAATGGTCTCTTATACCATCAAAATAATCAATCTTTTGATCAGACATTTACACAGTTCCGATTGTCAGACCACCATTGCCTTGCCCGGAAACTGTCCTTGTTGTGACTCCATCTAAAGTAACACCAACAGACATTCCTGTGACAATTCCTGTCCCAGAGAACTTTCTGTCTCCAGATTCATTTCCTTCTGGAAGAAAAGCAAAGGTCAATTCAGCACCTTGTACCAATGTTGTTTGACCAGAATCTGTCTCGTCAAAATTCATGTCAATTGTGAAAGTATAAGTTCCTCTGCCAACTAAAAAAGATTTCATTGAACTTCCTAATGCTGTGTCTTCAACAACATCGTGAGTTGTATCAACTGTGAATCCTGTGGCATTTCCTAATGTTGTACCGCCAATTGTAACAACACCTTCTTTTCCATGATGTGTAGCCATTTATTACTCCTTCTCTTTGGTTTCTTTTGTTTTATCAGTTTTTTTAGGTTCTGATTTTGTATCATGTACAGCAAAACCATTACTTTCGAAATGCTCAACATGATCTTGAGAACATTTTATAATAGTTTCACCTTTTTTCATAGTAACATTTTTTGCCATTATGCACTCCCTCTTGTAAATTCATAAATAACCCTTGCGGTGATTCTCACTCCTCCATAAGGATAAATTGTTCCTTCGTCGGAAGATGCCTCAATAATCTGAGTGTCTATTGCATTCCCATTTCTGGTTATATCATTATCTAATGTTTCTTCGACAACTTCAATGATTTGATTTCTGACTGTGTCAATATTTGTGTCTGTGCCTTTTCCAAAAGCAACAATAAGAAAATCAATTGTGCCTCTATAAGTTCCAGAACCTGTGTCGCCAATAGAAGAAACCTCTCTTGTTTCATCTCCAGATTGCACAAACAAAGCGGGAAACTGTGCATCTGATAATTCTTCTACTTCAAAAGGTTCTCTTGTTATTTTTTTGAACTCGATTGGAGATGTGACTGCATCAAGCTTTGTTATTATATCACCAGCGATGTTTTCTCTTTTGCTCATATACCCATCTCTTTGAAATAAAAACTTGAAAACTCTTGAATCAATTTATCTTCCTCTTTATTTCCTACTGAAAAGAAAGGTCTTTTAGTTTTTCTTTTCCCAACGCCCAAAAAATCATGTCTGAAAGCAATCTGCTCTCTTTCTTTGTTGGTAAATAATAAAGTGTTTTTAAAACCTTTTTGTCTGAAATCTAAACTTCGAAACATCATGCCAGAATCAGTCAAATCAACAAAAGCTGTCTGCCTTCCCTTTTTCTTTCTGAGTTCTACTGTTTTCTTTGTGTAAGGCACAAAAGAACCTCCATCCGGAAGTTTTCCTTGTTGGGTTCTCTTTGTTATCATAAGGATTGCCATATTAGAAACTCTGTTTAATCCCTTTTTGATTGTTGCCTTTTGTTTTCTTTGAATGCCCTTGAGAAAGTTGGTCACTCCAATTGTGTTTGCATCAACCCTTATTGCTACCATTATCTCACAAGTCTTAAATAATGCAGAGGCTCCTTCTCGGAATCACTAACTGTTCCGCCACCATCCTCGTCGTATTCCACGCCATCTCTAAGTATAGCTTGAAACTCCTCTTCATAACGATCCTGATAAAAATCAATTTGAACTTGAAAAGTGTCTTTGCCTTCTCCTGTGTCCGGGTCTCTCCATTTTGTGAGTTGGGGATAGATATATTTCCATAATGCTAAATAAACCACTGAGAGTTCCCATTGGGAAGGAGTGAGCTTACTGTTTTCCATTTCCACAGAAGTTACTTTTGTTATATCTTTATATCTCACCTGGTGTCGATATCTTTCCCACCATTCTTCTCGAACACGTCTGATGACATCATTTTCAGCAAATTGAATTTGATCTACAAAGGTTGTGATTCCAAATCCAAGAATATCTGGTTGTATTTTTTGTAAATGTGTATTTTGAACACTAAAAACTGTTGACGACATTATTCAGCCTTTTTTGATGTCTTTTTAGGTTTAGGTTCATCTTTCTGCCATTCATTGTCAACTTTAGGTTCTGGCTTAGGTTCTGGTTTAGGTTGTGCTTTTGGTTTACCATCATCAAGTTTCCAACCCCTCAATGTCCATATATTTAGGTTGTTCTCATAATCAACTTTGCGTCTTTCAATGATCCTGTCGCCTTTGACAAGTTTAACCATATCCATAATTTTTGTCCTTTAATAAAAAGGGGAGGTCTCCCTCCCCGTTGGTTATTAGTTAGCCAAAGTGTCTGCTGTTAATTTAACACCATAACTATCATGGATTTCGCTTACACCATAAACTGCGGTTGCAACGATTTCATCTGCTCTTAATGATGCGTCTCTTTGAGTCTCAAGTTTGAGGTCTTGCATCATTGCTAATGCAAGTGCGTCTTGAGAGAAAACACCGCCAATTGAGTCATCTGAACCATCCACTGAAATATTTGATGATTCAAAAATTTGTACCCCAGCAATTGTTCCAACAAAACCACTTCTCATGGCTTCATTCGAAAGCTCGGTGTCTCTGCCAACAAAAGTGTTAGTTAAAGACTTTTTGACGTTAAATATTTGCTTTGGATGAAATACTCCATAATAAGGAGCTGGTGCGTTTGCTGTTCTTAGGTCTGCAACTGCCTCAAATATATCGGCAACTGTTAATTCGTTACCAGCACCTCCGGCTCTCTCTGTTGAGAACCCTGTGAACAATGCTGATAAGTCTGCATCTACTTTCCTAGCGATTGCCTCACCAAATAATCTGCCGATATCCCCAGCAACATTTCTACCCGCTGAATTACGAGCTAAATCTGTTAGTGTTGTCATGATACCTACCTCTGATGCAGTTATTGTTACTGAAGTTGGATTGACTGCTGTGTTTGAAAGGTCGGTTGCTTCGTTGACCGCTGATGCTGAAACTGTTGCATATATTGGAACCTCAACTGATTTTCCGCCACCCGCAATTGTGTAGTTTCTAACTAAGTTTCTCATTATTGATTGCTCACTAGCAACAAATAACGCTTCTGCTACGATCTCGGTGTAGAGTTCCGAAATGGTAGAACTGGTTGTTTCATTTGCCATTTTTTACTCCTATAAATAAAACAAGTTATGGGTTTGAATTAATAACTCGAGGTTTGGAATCTCTCTGCTTTCTCCATTCAGCATACCTTTTCTTATCCTCTGGATTATTAAAATTTAACTCACTCAAATTTAAAGACTTATTGAGTTCTTGTCTATCCACATTTGACACCGAACCAGAACCGCTAGGGGTTGCTGAAACAAAGTGCGGGTTTTGTGTTAAGAACTCTTGGACTAATTCATCAGTCGTTAAGAGTTCCCCCGTTTGATTGTATCTTGGCAATCCGGATTTATCAAGTATTTCTACATTTCCGCTTTCATTTAGTTTAATGTCGCTTTTCAAAAGCTCTACTACTTGATCTGGATTTATTGCTTTGTTTTTTGAGGCTGATGATAATAAAGATTTATTTATCTTTATGTCTCTTAATTGATTTTGGAGTTCTTGTTTTTCTTTTGTAAATTCTTGAGTTTTATTTTTAAGAATCTCCTCAAACTCACCTCGTTGAATTCGTTGCTTTTCCTCAGCTTCTTTTTGACTCTTGACTGCATTAACTGCAACTTCCAAATCATCGACACCAAGCTTTTTATACATGGAGCCTCTTTCTTTTGCCAATCGTCTCTCAACGATATTATTAACTTCATCTTGAGTGAAGGTGTGAGCATTTGATTTTTCTTGCTCAATTGGTTTTTCTTCTTCTTCTTTGGTTTCAGTAGTTTGTTCTACTTGATTTTCTTCTGCCATTTCTCTCTCCTATATATCCCAGTCTGGGTTGGTTGGAATCCATGTGTGTCGACATCTATACCCACCTCGAACTATAAAAGGATCGCCAGTGGATTTGCCTTGCCAACCTTGAGTCTTCCAAATATCCCGAATCTCATCTTCGGTTAATGTCCTATTTAACATATTGACACAAAAAGGTCTACTATCTCTTACAAGTGTGCCAGTATAACGATAATGATTCAGACCAGATGCTTTTGCTTTAGCAACTGTGAATTGACCATGAAACTGCATAACTGAATCGTGAGCAATCTGCCCGGCATACCTTCTTAGATTATTTCCCGCCCTGTCACTTGCATATTGAGTGTGTAATTTTCTGATTGCATCTTCCACCTGGTTTCGCATTGATGCCTTGTATTTATTCTCGTTAATAAAATCAACTAATTCATTTATCTCCCGAGTGTTTGCTTTTTTATAAACACCATTTATGTGTGATTTTATGTTCTCAACCATATCTTCGAAAGGTCTACCGGCAATCGTGCTTTGATATATTTCATCGTTGATAACTTTAAGGAATCTCTCAGCTATATCTTCAAATCCACTAAAAGCTTGATATTTAAGAGCATTTATTGTTTGCAGATCAACATCAGTTAAATTTTTGAATCTTGCCGGGATTGGCATCTCACCAAAGGTGTCCAAGACCTCTTTTGCTATCTTGTTATATTCTTCATTGATTATAATATCAGCTTCATTTAAAAAGGTTGTTTCGATAAGGTTTCTAATTCTGGGTTGCAATTGGATCGCAAGACGAGCCGACACAATATCTTGATCTAAAGCTTTGGTTACTTCCCTTACAACATCGTCTTCAAGTTTATATAAAACATTGATCATCCTCTCTTCATGCTGATCAGCAAGTTTTTCTAATATTTTTGACATTAAAGAGGGAAGTCCTTTTTCCATGCCTTTATTGACCAGAAGGCGGGGGATAAAGATTTCTGACCTTTTACATTTTTAAGAACACCACCCATTCTTGCTAAAAAGGATCGCTGACGAACTGGGTTATTTTTTTTAATACTCATTCCCCTAAAACCAAACGTCACCTTTTTAACTTTCCCGGTTGATTTGTTTTTAACATAAACACCGAACTTTTTACGTTTGTTTTCCTCTGCGGATAACCTAAAAGGTTTATTCAGTTTTACTTGTCGACCTCTATAAACTGCCATTATTTATTATCAAGCCTTTCATTAGTTATCATGCCACATGCCGGGCATTTATAAACATCCTTAAGTTCTGTCTTTCGCAATGCAACTTTGCACCTAATACATAATTTAGTTTTTTCTTTTTCCATATCATTTTCATTTCTTTTTTCTCCTCGAGGCTCGTCTGATAATATCTTTATCAAAAGTCCCAGACCTTCCACGAGATATTAATTTGTTAACTCTTGCCATCGCCCAAGCATTCATTGGTATGCGAGGTCTTGAACCCGCACCTAAAAAAGCTCCTTGTCCTCTGCGGAAAGATGCCTTGAGGTCTGCAAGATTAAATAATTTTGATTTTTTAGCTTTTGCTCTTAATGTTTTTAAAACTGAAGCTGATAGCGGTTTTCTTCTGACAGCCATTATACTCGATTCCTTCTTCTTAATAAGGCTCTTGGGATTCTTGCACCAGATTTATACAAAGAGCTGATTCGTTTCAGCAAATTGGCTCTGGCAGTTCTTTGTGATCCCTTTAAACCAGAAAGGTACTTTTTTGGAATACCAGTTTGTTTATCCTTTGGTACTTTCCTACGTTTCTTCTTCCTCGCCAACTGTCTGACCCTCCACCTCTGTTGTTTGAAATTGACCTCTAACTGTTCTATTTGAGTCTATTTCATCATTAATTGTGTTTATCATATCGCTGTCATCAATGACCGCTTGAGCTATTTGTTTGTCTAATTCCTTGTTAAATGTTTCAGATTTGATTCCACTTGCTTTAGCCATTTGTAAATATTGCAGATCGTTTGCCCAGTCTCTTATATCAAACGTGTCTGGATAATTAACTGATCCATCAAATTCTGCATTTTGCCACCTTGCAAACAAAGACCATATTTGCTCTTCGGCATTTTCTAAATAGTCCGCCTTTTCCGAGAGCCTTGCATTTAATAGTTGGAACTCTGTTTGCAAAGCTATGCCACTTGCAATTTGTGTCCCTGTGGCTCTCACCGATCCCATATGAGTTATTCTGTCAATTGCATCAACTTTGTTTTGGATGCATTTCATTATTCCATCTAAGTTTTGACCGCTTGGTTGGATTATATAAGGCTTGAGGTTTGCCTCAAGATCTTCTGGAATCTCAATGATTGCTCCCGCACCAGCACTTGCTTCTACGTTTGGCGTTTTAACCAAACTTGGATGATTAGCCAATCTTATTAATTGTTCTTTTTCTGAATAATCATTGTAAATTGATTGCTGAAGGAATGCTACATCTGCTAAGTCACTGATTCCAATTGGTCTTTTTGCACCTCTTAAATTAAAAACATTAACTGCCGGAATAACACCTATCGGATTGGGTATTTCCTCCAGAAGCCTTGCATCCCCTTCTGCATACTCCTTTTCATACTCTTCGACTTCATATGTAGATATTGTTTCCTCAGTGAACACCTTAACAATTGCTCTTTCAGCATTTATATCCTCAACGACCATAAGCATATCCAGATAAAATCTTCCGCTTGGTGATCTTGCATAGTTCCAGTTAACAACATTCTCTGGTGTGTAAATTGCAACATATGGTCTTATGTCTTGCTCAAGTTCCTCTGCTCGTGTGTTTGCTATTGATTGAGGCTTGTCCACGATAACCCAGCAATTTCCATATATACTGGCATTCATCTGAACCTCTCTCATTACTGTGTTAAATGATCTGCCATCTAAATCAGCATCAACCAAAAAGGACTGCAATTGTTGATCTCCATCAAGTGATCCATAATCTCTTGTTGGTGGGACTCTCCAAAGAAAGCTTGTATATATTTGTACAACGTTTTTACAATGATTGTCTAAAGGGGTGTGTCTGATCCTTGCATCATATTCCTCTGGGGACTCCAAAACATATCTGTGCAAATAATATCCATTTTTGTAATCGTTACCGCCTAAATAACTACGAATATAAAACTCCCAGTTAGATATATTTGCATGCCAAAGATCATGTTTTGTTGTTAGTTGTTCTCGGTTCATTAACTCCACCTCTTAGGTTGGCTAGGCACAAAGTTTCGTTTAAGTGGAAAGTTATATTCAACTAAATATCCCAATGCATCATTCATATGATCATATCCACTGTCTTTGTCTGGCTGAGTTGTGCCTTCCTTGTATATTTGTCTCTCGATGCTTTTGATCGCATTTTTACAGGATTTTACAATAAACAATTTATTTTGACCATTAACATTTTTTAGTTTGGCGTTTACTGCGTTAATCCTATCCCTAACAAGAGGTGCTGAACTTTTACATTTTACATCAAAACCATAATTTTTCAATATTGCTAAATCAGTCATTCCCCCAGCAGACGTTTTTCTTTGCCTTGCACTTGGGTCTGGATAAATCACAATTTGCATATTTGCATATCTGGTTTTGATCTCTTCACACATTTCATTCGTATTACTACTATATATTTGTATCTCATCTATTACAATAATTCTATCTTTTTCTATAACACAAACAACCGCACTCATTGGATCAACGTTGAAATCTAAACCAATATGTATTGATAAAGTTTTGTTACGATATGTTTCAATGATATTTTTATCTCTGCTAAAGTTGTAATATATCATCCCAGAATAGTTAACAAAGGTTGCCTCGTACTCTTGTTGGAAGGTTCTTAAATCTAAATCTTGTTTGGCTTGTTCAATTTCATCATCCGTAACTTGACCGCCTTCCAAAGTTGTGTATTTAAAAGATGACCAGTCTTTGTTTGATTCACCTAATTTAAAAAGTTCATACGACCAGTTTCCAAAGCCACGAGGACTCCCGCAGAATAAAGCATGTCCTTTTGTATCTGATAAAGTTGGGCGGAGAAC